AACGATGTCCGCAAAAAGCTCGGCGAGAATCCCGGTCCGAAAGAGCTCGACGTTTATCGCGTGCCGGTCAATATGCAGGCCGCGACGACACTGCTCGAGCAGCCGGCCGAGCCGACGCCGGCCGCGGATCCTGGCGCCGACGCCGGCGGGGATCCCGATGCTGCCGGCGATGCCGGCCAGGCGCCGACGCCGGCCGAGCGAAAGCAGCTCGACGTCTACGTTCGGACGTTCGGCGGAATCTATCGGCGTGCATTCCGGCAGCTTTGCCGGCGTGAAAAGAGGGATTTCGCCGCCATTCAGGCGACGATCGGGCCGATTCTCGACAGCATGGCAGGCCTCGCGATCGAGATGAATTCGGCGCCGGCCGAGCTCGTCGAGCAGCTCGCCGCCGGCCTGGTCGACGACATCGCGAAAGCGATGGAAAAACGCGCGGCAAAATGGCCGGCGGGGATCTCGATCGCCGCGGCCGATGAGCTCGCCGGGCCGGAATTTCTGAAAGCAGTTCGCTCGGTACACATCAACGCAGCGAAAGAAACCGTCGCGGCCAGGGCCGCGGCAGAGGTGACAGAGTGAAGCAGATCGAACGGCGTCACGTAACGACGGAGTTTCGAGTTTCCGCGGCGACCGAGCCGGCCAGGATCTCGGGATATGCGGCCGTCTTCGACTCGCAGAGCGAAGATCTCGGCTATTTCTGCGAGCTGCGCGAAGAGATCGATCCGCACGCGTTCGATAGCGTGATGGCGCCAAATCCCGACGTGCGCGCGTTTTTCAATCACGATCCGAACTGCGTTCTCGGCCGCACGACGGCCGGCACGCTGCGACTCTCGATCGATTCGCGCGGCCTGGCGTACGAGATCGATCCGCCGGATACGCAGCTCGCTCGCGATCTGATGGTATCGATGCGCCGGCGCGATATTACCGGCTCGAGCTTCGGATTCATCTGCAAGCGCGACCAGTGGACCGACAATCCCGACGGATCCGTTACTCGTCGGATTCTCGAGTTCGACCAACTGCTCGATGTCTCGCCGGTTACTTTCCCGGCTTATCCGGCCTCGAGCTCTGAAGCGAATTCCCTGCCGGCATCGATGCCGGCCGAGTTCCGTTCGCGCTTCGAGAAACGCCGCGCGACCGAACGGCGCGACGACGTGATGCCGAACGCCGACGGCTGCGAGTGCGACTGTCCGGAATGCCAGGCCGGCGACTGCGCCGACTGCAGCGATCCCGACTGCAACGATCCGAACTGCGCGGCGCAGCGATCGCTGCGGCAAGCCGACGAGAATCGTAAGCTCTCGATCCGCCTGGCGCTCGAGCTCTAAGGATCCTCGCAACGTTCAAGATCTTCGACGAAAGGGGGATGCGATGGATCTGAAGACTGCTCTGCTGATCCTGATCGGACTCGTGCGCAAGCTCGCGCAGGTCCGGCATGCCGGCGAAGCTGCCGAGCTCGTGAAAGAGCTCGACGAGCTCGAGGCCGACGCCAAGTCTGCCAAAAAGTAAGAATCCCTGAAAAGTTCGCGCAGCTCTCTCGCCGCTCGTCGGCTGCCTTCAATGGCGCGGGGAGAGCTGCGTCGTCGTGAAGCGAGTCGCCTGCGCGCGCTCACTGTCCGGCACTGCTCCAAAAAATTCACTTCCGGAGTTTTCCGAAATGACTGCTAGGGAATTGCGCGAAAAGCGCAACAAACTATTGGTCGACGCGCAGGCAATTATGCGCGGCGACAACGTGTCGGCCGAGCAACGTACGGCCGTCGATCAGATGCTCGCAGATGCGAACGTTCTGCTGCAGGATGCGCAACGCGTCGAGCAGCTCGAGCAGTTCTCGCGCGAAGCCGAAGCCGAGCAGCGTTCGAGCGGCCGGATCCCGCGCTCGAATCCTGGCGGCCAGGCCGACGAACCGGCGGCCGACACTCGGTCCTGGGAGCAGCGTCGCGCCGCAACGAACCGCGCACTGCGCGCCGTCTTCGGCACGACCGACACTGCGGCAGCTTCCGAAGCTCGCCGCCTGGCCGTCGAGTCTCGCGATCTGACCGTCGCCGCGAATGGCGGCGTGATGATCCCGGTCGACGTGACCGATCCGCGGGTCGCGATGCAGTCGTACGGCTCGATCTACGACATCATTAACAAGCTGCGCACGTCGACCGGCGACGCCGTCAAGGTTCCTTACATTAACGACACGGCGAATCTCTTCGTGCTCAACTCGGCCGCGATCACGACGACCGATCCGGCGACCGGCGGCGTTACGTCGCAGATCGACGACATCCGCATGAATCCGATCTTGATCGAGTACTCGCTGATCCAAGACGTCGGCTTCGATCTGGTCGGCTACATTCAGAAGGCCTGCCAGACGCGTTATCTGCGCACGGCGTCGAAGTGGGCAACGCTCGGCAATACGTCGAACTGCGCCGGCTATGCGACCGCGGGCGGCTATAACACCGGCGTCACGGCAAATACGACGCTCGTCACGAAGTACGGCGATATGACTGCACTGCTCGCCGCTCTCGATCCGGCTTACTCGATCGGCGCCGTCTTCACGATGTCGAATGCGACGCTCGCCAATCAGGTAATGAATATCGTCGACGGCCAGTCGAGACCGATTTTCCTTCCGTTCAACGACGGCGGGATCTCGGGCTTCGCCGGAACGATCTTCGGCTATCCGGTCAAAATCAGCCAATATCAGCCGAACGTCGGCGTCGGCGCGCTCTACATGCACTTTGGCAACTTCGAGGCCGGTTACACCTGGCGCGAGGTTGGCGTTCCGGACAGCGACGCACCTGGTCGTCTGCCTGGACAGGGCGTCGTGATGCTGCGCCGGCTCGACGAACGTTATGCCGAGCTCAACAAGGTCGGATTTGTGGCCTTCGCTCGTGTCGGCGGCGTCGTGACGAATCCCGGCTCGGTCGGCGCGACACCTGCGCCGGTCGTCGCGCTCGTCGGCAAGTAATCAACCAAAAACCAACTCGAGAGGCCGGCCGCACCTGGCCGGCCTTTCGCATAACTGCGCGTTCTCGAGGTCGCGATGCCCCTGGCATACAAAGAAACGAGCTCGCCGATCGTCGAGCCGGTTTCGATCGACGAGGCGAAAGATCAGCTCGTCGTCGACGCCGACAATACCGACGACGACGCGTTTATCGGCCGGCTGATCGTCGCGGCTCGACAGTACGTCGAGAAGGTTGCGAACCGCGCGATCTATCCGCGCGGGATGCAGCTCAATCTCGACCATTTTCCGTTTCCCGACTATGCGAGCGGGACGGTCAATCCGAACGATCGTCATTGTCTCTACGGCTATTTTTGGCACGCGCTCGCGATCCGGCTGCCGAAGCCTGGCGCGCTCTCGGTCGAGTCGATCAAATACATCGATCTGACGCGCACGCTGCAGACGCTCGATCCGTCGACTTACTATCTCGACGCGACGGCCGAACCTGGTCGCGTCGTGCCGCAGCCGGGCCTCTACTGGCCTTATACGCAGTCCTGGCTGCCGGGCTCGGTCGTCGTGAGCTATACGGCCGGAACGTACGTGCTGCCGATCGCCGGCGAAGCCGTGCAAGTGCCGGCGGCGAATGGTACGACGCCGATCGCGCTTCCGCTCTCGCAGCTCGCCGAGTTCGTCGGAATGATCTCGCTCGTCGACGCCGGCGGGAATTCGGTCGCGTTCAAAGTGAACCGCGGCACGATCGCCGCGGCGCCGAGTGTCACGGTCGATCCTTCGAAGGCCGGCCAGGTGCTAACCGCGGCGTACTACGTCGACAACTGTCCGGAGACCGTAAAGCAGGCAATGCTCTTACTCGTCTCGCACTGGTACAGCAACCGCGATGCAGCGGCCTCGCAGCCGCCAAAAGCGATCGAGCTCGGCGTCGCAGATCTGCTCGCCGGCGAGATCTTCGAAACGATGGGTTACTAACATGGCCGAGCCTTGGATTATCGCGGCCGGCGAGCTGCGACACAAGATTCAGATTCAGAAGCCGAGCGCGACGCGCGACGACGCCGGGCAGCCGATCCCGATTTGGGATCTGCTGCTCAAGACGCGCGCGAAGATCGAAAACACAAATTCGCGCACGTTTCGAGAGTCGTTTTCGGCTAACGCTCTTTCGTCGACGTCGACCGACGTGATCACGATTCGCTGGCCTGGCGCCGCGGTCACGATCGCGCCAGGGATGCGCGTGCAGTTCGGCGACAACTTCTTTTTGATTCAAGCGGTCGACAACGTGCTGCGGCGTAATCGAAAAGTCGTGCTCGCCTGCATCGGCGTCGACTCGGACAGCAACTAAGGGGCTCGCATGGCCGACGACACGTTCGATCTCGCCGTCGATACGCGCGAGCTCGAGGCCGCGCTTAAGAAGCTGACGGGGAAGCTGCGCAGCTCGGTAATGAAACGCGCGCTCGAAGCCGCCGGCGACGTGATGCTCGAGGCCGTCGTTAACCATACGCCGGAACGAACTGACGAAGAGACGCCGGACGGAACGTCTCTGTCGCCGGGAATGCTCAAAGCGTCGATGACGAAAGAAGTCATCGCGCCGAACGAGCAGGGGATGCTCTCGGAAAGCGTTAGCCGCGGAGCTGCATTCTCGGCCGGCAATCCGCGCGTGAAGGTCGGTCCGGAAAAAGTCGGCCGAGCGAATAAGTTCGGCCGGGTCGCCTATTGGGTCAATAACGGCTGGATTCTCACGTCGCACGGCGCCTTTGATTCGGCGAAGAACCGAAAAA